GTTCATCTTTCATAAACTTTTGTGCAATCTTAAGAATTGTTTCCTCACTAAATTTAACATAATAGACTTCGTCATTATCATCTAACCTAGGAATTTCAATATTAGGTATCATAATTGGTGAAACTAATATATGTTTATCTGTATCAGCAAATAAAAATTTATTCTTAGGAATATCTTCCTTTTTAAAATATAAAAAATTGATTTCAATTGCTGGATTATCTACTAAAGAAATTGCATTTACTCCAGAATCTTCATCTTCATTTATTACTAATTCTATAACTCTTTTCATAATTATTCTTTTTTTATAATCTCGAGAGATTCATTATTTTCTTATTTGCTTCTTGCTGAGAAGTCATTTCATCAGCAACAACATATGTTTTAAATATAGGAGTACCATTTGAAAAACTATCTCCTCCTCCTGCTTCATTAATTGCACTCAAGGTATCACCATACATTGCAGTAGACTTAGCATTAATAACACTTTCTCCTGGACTTACTAGGATTGGAATATTATCAGATGTAGAATTACCAATTCCAGTAATCAATCCTCCACTTGCGAATTTACTTTCACTATTAACAGTTGCAGTAGGTGCTGATGGTTTAGTTGGAAGTTCAGCTGAAAGAATCTTAGCATTTTGAATAGCACCCATTACACCAGTAATACCAGCTAAAACATATGAATATGGTGGTGGATTTGAAGAAAGTGCTTGAAGAACACCTGAAGCAATTTGGATATTAGCTTGAACTAAAGCTAAATTTCTTTCATACTTAGCAGATTTATCTTCAGCATCAAAACTTGCACCAATAACTTGGTTTAACTGAGATAATACCATACTTGCTAATTGCATTTTCTGTTTAGCTGACCACTTTTCAGTTTCAACACTAAAATTAGCACTCTCTTTTATTAATTCCTTTTTCCTTTGTTCATAAGCTTCTTCACTAATTCGTTTTTGTTCATGAAGATTCTCTAACATCTCTAACTCTTTTTGATTCTGAGCTAGTTTATAACTTAATGTACTTTCATTAAGATTTTTTATGTAGTCTTGTTCATTTTGAAAAATAGCAAGAACCTTATCAACTTCGCTTTCAAAAACTTCTTCATCAGGAACTTCAATAAATTCTAACTTAACTAAATCTTGTTCAGCCATCGTCTGTGCATCTAACATTGAAGAAATCATATTACGCCAAAATCTAGTATTTTCTTCACTAAGTTCATTTAACCTTTCTTTAGATTCACTAGTCTTTGTACCAAATTCAGAAAGTCTCATATTAATCAAAGCTAAAGCGCCTTCCATCTTTTCCCATTCAGCAAGGTTCATTTCTTTTTCTAATTCAGTTAGTCCTTCAGTACTTCGATCAAAACCTTCCATTAATTCTTCAAGAGCAGCTTTAGCTGATAAAACAGCATTCTTATTTAAATCATTAAGTTTATTTTTTAATTCATCTAATCCAACTGTTAAATCAGCAGTGCCATCAATAAATTCACCAAATTCAATATTAAATTGACCAATTCCAAATTCTCCTAAAATAGTTTTACCAAATTCAGCATCAACTTCAGTTAAAGCATCGGCTAAATCCCAAGTACTATCAGCTGCTTCTGAAGTTCTATTTGCATAAACCAACATAGCCGCAGCTGCTGCTCCTAATGCTAAAACAATTAAACCAATTGGATTTGCAGACATTGCTGCATTTAATTTGACTTGAGCAAGAGTCCATAATTTAGTAGCTGCTTGAACTGACTCAGCTGCACCTCTAAATCCTTGAGCGATAGCCATACCTGTAGCAACAGTACTAACCATCTGTTCCATGCTTTCATTCGCATCATCACCTAAAACAGCAACCGCTGTGATACCAGCAGTAATACCACTAGCCATTCTACCGAATTCAGAAGTTATACGTTCTGCATCAAGTCCTTCAAAGGACATATTTAGATTTTTAACCTTACCTTCTGTTAATTTAATTTCATTAGCAAGATCTCTAAACTCTTTTGTTCCGACTTCAGTATTCTCTTTTAATTTACTTTTCATCTCAGTTAATCGCTCTTCCATCTTTGCAAGAGTTTTTACTGATTCGTCAGCATTTACATCGAGATTATAAATGATAGTTTCTGCCATTTTATTATTACATTTTTAAAGAAACTGAATTTAATAATTCAATTACTTTCTCTTCAAGGTCTTCATCAGAAATACCAGACTTAGATAGATATATAGCACTACGTAAAATGCTGATGAATAATACACAACTTAAAACAATATTCATTGTTAATTTTTCTTTAAATAAGTCTGCTCTTTCTTCTATTTTACTTGGTTCATATTCTTCTTTTAGATTAGCCTTTTCTGATTTAATAAAATCTAAAATATTACGCTTCTTCTTTTTATTAGATGGAATATACATTAATGCCATAATAGTATGAAGATTTTTATTAACTAAACCAGGTTCTGATAATTTTGTTAAATCACTATATTTTCCAATATTCATATTTGAAAAATTGCTATCAAATTCATACCATACACCATCTAATTCAAAATGTTGAACAAAAGCTGATGGACCTGTTTTAAATATAGTTGTTGCAAGGTTATTTAGAGTTTTCAAACTTTCTATTTTCAAAATGCTAATTAACTCTTTATCCATTCCACTAAGAATAGAAATTACTTCGATCATATCATCAATTGAAGTTCTATCTTCTCCTAATTCCATGATTCTTTGATACTTATCGATAACAAGTTCTTCCATTGAACTTGGCATTTCATAAATTTTATCGTTCACATTTAATTTAATCATATTTTATTTATTTTTTTAACAACTTGTTAATAAAGTTACTTCTACATATCCATCTACATTTAATAAGCTTAAATCCATACATTCAGAATCAAAATATTCATCTGGTTTTAATTTTCCTTCATAATATGTATCAGACTGAGACGTATAATTATAACTAATTGCGATTAAAGATTTATTTACAATTCTATATGTTGCATATGTTACAGTACATGAACAATCATCAACACAATCACCAGTATCAATAACAACTCCATTACTATTAATTTGATGATATTCTTTATCATTCAAACTATAATAACCAATATCTGCTGCTTCAAGACCAGATGCTCCATATTCAAATAAAACTGATACTTCAGACCATACATCTTCAATTGCATAAACTACTGTCTCTACTCCATTACAACATACATCACAAGCACTAGTTGCATGATACTTAACTTTATAAGGATATACTTTAGTTTCAATACTATCACAATTACATAAACTAACATCATAAGATTCTAAAATAGCACCATTATTTCCAACATATCGACTTACAACTCCATTACTATACCATCCTTCATCTGCAAATATGATTCCACTTGGGCCATCATATAAATAAGCACTTGTTGCTAAAGTTTGATTATCTCCATAATAAGTAGATGAAGTTAAATTAGTATGACAAAATGGAATACATGGTTGAGCTTTAGATTCTTCATAATATAAATCTAATTCAGTATAAGTTACAGAACCAGAAACTCCACCACTCATAACAAGACTTGCTAAATACTCAAATGATTCACTTACTCTTGATGGGAAAACTAACTCATATGTATTTGGACTAGATCTCTCAACCTCATTTGAAGATAATATAAAGCCAGAAGCATTACTTACATATAATCCACTAGTCATAGTTGCTGAGGGTTCATTAGAGGTGAAAACGACCTTAGCATATAGATTATTATCAACTGTGAATGTCTGTGTCTCTGGTGACATAGATGGATTTGTTTCATTAACTCTTAAAGACCCATAACTTATCCAAGAATTACCATCTTTAGAAACAAATAATTCTCCAGAAGTTTCATAATTATCAATATCAATTATAATAGAAATTGTTATACTAACATCGCCTGTACATTGAGAGCAAGTATTCGTTAAAATAAATGAATCAATATTACCAGCTGGAGTTACATGAGCAATATAATTACCTAATCTGTAATATCCAATAGGAGCTAAAGTAGAACCAGTATTATCAATATATAAATTAGATGATGCAGAAAAAGTAGATTCTTTAGAATAAACTGTTTCAATTATATTTGAACAATATGCATTACATGCACTTGACGTACTATACTGTGTTTCATATTGATAATAAAATTCATCAACACAATCATCTAATTTAATATAACTAATGTTCTTACCATTATTTCCTATTTCGATTGCTTCACTAGCATTTGTTGATTCTCTATAATATCCAATAGGAGCAGGAATTGTAGATCCACTATCTAACCATAAATCATTAGAATCTAAGAAAATATCTCCACTAGGACTAGCATAAACTGTCATTGGTATTCCACTTACTATTGTATCACATGGATTATTTGCTCTTAAAACATCATATGCTTGAGTTGTAAAGGTTCCACAATTACAAGTTGCAGGATTTACACTGAATATAATATCTCCAAATGTTCCAACTAAGACTTCATATGTTCCATCACTATAATAGTTTGGAGTTGCATATGTTATACCATAAGGATCAAGATAAATATTGTTTGAATCATTTAAATTTGTTCCATCAATATAATAAGTATTAAAAGTTGCACAATTAGGATTCTGTGAACAACAATAAGCAGTACATACTTTAGGAGCCATTGCTAATTCAATTGAAGTATACATAGAAGGTTCAGCTAATGGTACTGAAAAATTACTTCCAACTTTAATTAATTCAACTTTACATGAAGAAATAGATCCTAATACATAATCACTAACTTTATTAACAAAATACCATTCATCTCTAACATAATAGTAATTATTATATCTTAAATTTCGAATATCTTCTTCATCTAAAATAAAATATGCTTCTACTTTTCTTGAATAAGGATCATATACTAAATCATACCATTTTTTCCAATATTCAGTATATGCGGTTGAATTAGTATTCCAAGTATCAATATTTGCAGATTCAATATCAAAAACTGGCTTAGTATTTTTCCAATTTAAATCAAAACTACCTTCTTGCGGTGGATAGTTTGTATAATTACTAAACATAGGAACCTTTGACATTGTAATAGGAGTTCCAGTTCCTTGATTATCACTAGCTAAATACCAAGTAAGCGCAGTAGATACTGAATCATATCCATTCCAATAAGCTAATCGAATCTTAGGTATAATTGGTTCTCTTTTACCTGCATCAGTTCCTTCACTAGCACCAGAATCTTTACAAACATGAGGTACTATAAATTTCTTTGCATTACTACTACTTCCAGATTTCCATCCTATTGTATCAAGCATTAATGGTGAAAAGATAGTATCAATTGTAGTTGTTCCGATTAATAACTCATTGTTACTATCAATTGTTAATTGACCAAATACTTTATCATCATTAGACTTTGAATACTCATCATTCAAATAATCACTATCACTTTGATCTTTAAAAATTAAAGTTCGACTTTGATTATCAAATAAAGGCTGAATTGATAAACTCTTAGATGAATCAAGTTTATTTGTCCAATCAATTGTAGTTCCTTCATCTATCCAAGTAGTCCAAGGTGTTATAATAAACTGATTTCTAACATTAGGATCAGGAACCATTACTAAATTAAACTTAGTAATAATAGATTTCACAAAATCTATTTTCTTAATATCATTAGGAAGAAGACTCGCGAGATTAAGAAAATTACCTGAATCATCACATCTAAAAGTATTTCCATAATACTTTGCTTCAGGCAATCCACTTAATGAACAACTAGGATATGGAGCAGGAACGGTTGACTTAGCAACTAATTTAACACGTTGTCCTACTGCTAAATTTACAACAATTGAAGTATCTATAATGGTTTGTTGTTTCACAAGTCCTGCTTCATGAGCAGTACCTAATACTAAATTAGTATCTGCATCTACAATATAAAGATAATGATCACAATCACTAAGTAATGGATAACACTCATTAGGAATAACAAAGAATGTCCCAGTCACATCAAAAGTATGAAGTTGAGAAGACTGTGCAGTATAAATACCTGTTTCAGAATTATGAACCTTTGCATAATCATAATATTCTCTATCACAAATAATAGTTTGATTAGAATTTGCTAATACTCTATATTGAGTAGAATTATATGCATGAAAATTAGCAGATGATGAAAACAAAGCTCTATCTTCAATATCACTAATTATATAAAGATTTTTAAATCTATCTTGAGATGGATATGTAGATTCTAAATTAGAATCATTTGTTCCTAATAATGAAGAAATATAAGTAAAACCAGCATCTGATAAAATCTTATCAAAAATAGCTTTAGCTTGAATTTGAGGTTTCATTTGTTCCCACCAATATGGGTAATTCTGATTAGTAAAAGAACCTGAATAATTCGTAATTAATCCTGATGAATTGCTAAAACCATCTGAAATAGTAGAAGTCAAATATGAAGGAATATTATCTTCATTATAATCATATCCCCATTCAATTAAACCATATATGATCTTTCCATTTTTAAGATCTTGATTCCATGAACTGCGTAAAGCTTGTAAAGTTACTTGATGCGAGAGTTCAGATAAATCTAATTCATTTAAGAATCCTCCTCCTATCTTTGAACTCAAATTATTAACTTCACCCATAAAAATAATCTCATACTCAATATTTCTATCATTTCCAAAATGATTTATACTTAATAATCGAATATTTCCATCTTTAAAATGAGTTCCATTAGAAAGAATATATGCATCAACTTTTCGAGTAATATCAAAAGTAATACCATTAACATTAAACGCATCTTTAAAAAATCTACCATTATTTGCAGTATGAGGTATCTTAAACTTTTTTGAAAAATCAGATTTAACTTCTGCTGGTTTCTCAACATCTTGTGCTTGAAAAGTTAACTTAATCGGTTCATCTTTAGATAAATCCAATCTTTGATACGTATCAGTATCTTGGTTTTTTGCGAATAATTGTATCATTAGATAGTATTTTGTATTTTCATTGGCATAACTAACTCTATTTCAAATTTGCCTTGTATAAGCTTATTTTGCTTATAATTCTTAGTTACATATGATTTATTCTTTAATTTAACAGTATATGGATAATAATCACTAAAAGTATTATTTGAATCATGAATATATGCCATAACTTGAGGAGAAGACTGTAATCCATTAAGTAATTCAATTTGATCTTCATCTAACCAATCACTCTCGATACTATAAGTAGTCTTTATCATTTTATTATATGGCTTAACTCCACCTAATATTCCTAATCTATTAATTGTATATGGTCCAGATATAGTATCAACTGGAGAAGGACCTTGACTCCATTTCATTTGCTCAGAATACATCGTATCTTCAGTAAACTCAATAGTCTTCTCATTCTTAACTTCAAAATTTAAATAATCTCGACCTCCTAATGTATTTAACCAAGATAATCTAACTCTTTCATATAATGGATTATCACAAGACTCTTTAATAGTAATCTTAGTCGTTTTAGTAATAGGATCAACAAAAGTAAAAGTTCCTTCAGCACCATGATCATACCCAGTAATTTCAATACTATATCCTTCTTGAAATTTAACTATAGCACTAATACCTAAAGCTGTTACTAAATCATTAGGTGATGCTAGCACATGAATCATATGATAATCAGGATCTTCTAAATCAGTAAATGATGAAGTTGGAGTTAATCTTTGATTTCCACCTTTAGAAGCAGTAACAGGAACATCTTGAGTTGATAGAGTAGTGCCTGAAGCATCCTTAAATACAAATCTAAATCCATATATGACTCTATCTTTTTCAGCTTCATCTGGTGAATAATTCAAATAACTTAAAACTGCCTTATCATATGCATACATAGTTAAATTTAAACTTGAAAAACTTAATGGATATGAGGTTCCTTCAATTCTATCAAAAATTTTATTAGCTCCGCCATCTTTTATCCAAGGATTACTACCTATAACACCAGCATCAGTTGGATTCGATAAATGATATTGCTGTTGATGATCTTCTAAAGAACAACCCCATACAAAAATAGGTAAATCTCTCGAGTCATATGATGAATACATAGTATATTCAGGATCTCCAATATTTCCACTATCATTTCCTAATCCATTATACGTATAAAGAACTCCAGAAACCTTATATTCTTCACCAACTTTAATATACATTTTCTTTGATAAATAATTATTATCTTCATAAACCTTACCATTAATGTAATCAATTGTAGTTTCTCCATTAGTAATTGGAGCATCTTCGTTACTATAATCAATATAACTCTGTGCGATACTCGAAATATCAAGCATACCATAACCATTTGGATTTGGACGCTGTCTTATTCTTGCGACCTTAGTCATTGTTGATCCTATATTAACATAGACATCAAAAATATATCTCATATCTTCATATGTATAATACTGACTATAACATGTAAATATTATAGGATTATATGCTGGACTTTGGTATGAAGGTCTATATAAATACGATTGATTAGTTGATATTGCCATTTCTATTTTTATTTTTTAAATACTCCTCTTCTAATGTTACTTTATCTTTACGATAAGCTAAGAAATTAAAGAAATTATTTACACTCAATTTTGTAACTTCTTCTAATCTAGTTGGATCTTCATTAATTGAAATTAAAGTCGAATACCAATTTCGAATATTCCTAATATGCTTAGGCTCTAAATTATCTTCATCTTCTAACTCTCCATCAAAAAGACCTTTATAATTATGCATTATCATATTTGCATAATTAAAATAATAATGTATTGATTTTCCTGAATATTTAATAGGCAAATCAATAAAGATATCAGCTCTTTTCTTAGCATCTTCGACATCATACTCTGAATCAATAGGCCTATATAAAATAGCTAACATATCATGTAACTTAGTATACCGCTGAGGGTCCCTATTAATAATATCCATATCAATAAATTCTCCAATTGTTAATTTATTAAGATCAATAAACTCATATGTAATATTATTAAATGAAAAGGTTTTATAAAAAGTCGAAGTCTCTGCTAAATTCAAATTATTCTTAAGAAAATCAATCCAAATATCTAAGAACTCCTCTCTTCCTAGATTTCTTAATATATATAATGGACAATTACTAAATTCTGAAATAATATCTAATTTAGAATGAACATTATTCTCCATCAACTTATTTTGGATTTCATAGAACTCCTTAATTGTGATTTCCTTAATATAATATTTTTTATCTAATAAAAACATTACTTTAATTTTTTTGATAAATCAGAAATAGTATGATCTATAAAAGTTCTCATAGTTAAATCTAATTCTTCTCGAATCAACTTATCAAAATCAGGTCTAGTTCCTCTTAAACTTAACCAATATTGAGGTCTAATTCCCATATTTGCTTTACTATATTCTTGGAAAGATCTACCAAACCAAGATTGACTCTCAGCTTCTATGTCTCTGTGAATCCTAGTTCCAAATAATGTATACTTACCATGATCAACATAATCAATCTTTAATTTCCATACATCTTCTTCAAAAACCCATTCATATGATAAGCTTCTTTGCAATTCACCTGTAGAAAACGGATTTCTTGAAGGAATAGGAACTTGAGTCGAAACCTTCTTCAATGCTAAATTGATTATCTTATTTCCTATAGATCGAATTTGCTTATCACTTAAGTCTTTGAATCTAGCCATTATTTAATAGGATTATTTGTACAATTATCTAATGGAGTCAAAGCTTCAATTCTTACTTGGAATGTCCAACCGCTAACATCATTAATAAATCTTTCGACAAATGGAGTAATCCTTAAAGGCATAGAAATATTAAATCGATAAGTTCCCCAATCAGTCATAGTATACTTAGCAATAATATCTCTTCCAATTTCTAACATCTGACTCTGAGCTCTAATTTGCAAATCTAAATCTTCAGCATCAACCAAATCCATAATAATCATATCAAATTCAAAAATTGTAGTTGACATACCAAGAGTTGATGGCTGCGCAACTAAATGAATATAAGGATATGTAATATTAGGTAATTCGTTATCTGGTAATTCAACACTAGAAATTGGTCCTATTCTAAAAGATTGAACTGCAGGATGAGACTCTATAATTGATCTAAAACTATTGATTACACTATAATATGTATCTGCCATTATTTATTTATTTATTTTTAAATATAAAAAGTTACAATGTTGAACGACTTATCTACCATATGCATAACTTTTTTTAGGACCCATTACTGCATACTCATTTGTTGGTCCATCTACTACTAAAGCATACCTCATAGCATCTAATAAGTGATCGTGCTTCTTAATTGGTTTATCATTTAATGGATTCCATGCATATAAATCTACTTCAGCATGTAAGTTCTCTGATGATGGATCCATATAAACTGTAAGTTCTTTGATTTTTTCAATTCCGTAATTTACGCTTCCTTTATATGCCGGTAAAACAGTAAAACCATATTCAGATAAAGCATCTATTGATCTAGGTTCAGCACTATCAGCAATAATAATATCTTTCTTAGTAATACCATAATCCTTTAAAATATTAGCTAATGAACTGATTCTTAAATCAATAGAATAAACTAATTCTTTAACATAAACATTATTATTCTTCTTCAAAGTTTCAACAACAGCAAGTTGATCATTTGCAAAACCCCAATCTAATCCAATGACTCTTTCATAATCAATAGATGGATCAGGCTTACCAACTTTAAAATCAGTATAAATTTGACCTTGAACACTATCTCTGAACTCTCCTAAAATATGATGTTTATAATAAGCATTATCATTGACTTCAGCCATATCCCATTCAAGTACCTTACTTGGATCAAGGTTTTCAATATTATCTTTATATGTAGTATGAATAAAAATATGAGTTGAATTCCATTTAGGATTAGGATGGTGTACATCATTAATAAACCATCTTTTAAAAATCCAATGTCTTTTAGAACCAGGATTAAATACAACGAAAATCTTTCGCTCTACTCCTTTTGTTCTAAGAGTATCGATTACCTTAATATATTCTTCTTCACTTGGTAATTCTTGTGCTTCATCTATAATTGCATGAGTAATTGAAGCAAGACCTTTTCCTTTAGCTGATTGAGTTGCATCACTTAATTTAAAAGAGTGAGTAATAATCATATTATCATTTAACTTATTAATAATTTCTTCTCCTTTAATAATGACATACTGTGATAAACCAAATAATTCTAATAAATCAATTATATCTCTATAAATAGACATCTTAACAGACCTCGAAGTATACCTAGAAATCATTCCTCTAAAGAATTCATCACCAAATAATTTCATAATAAAATAAACAGCAACTTGAGTAGACTTTCCAGATCCTCTTCCTCCTGAAATTATCGCATAAGGTCTATCGTCATAAAAAAGACTTGAATATGCATTTAATATTTTAAATTCATGAATTCTTTCCATTATATAAGATCCCAAAGACTATTTGCAGTATGCTGTATATAAGAAATTTGAATAGTATTGTCTCTAACCTCATCTTCAATTAAATAAACTAATTCAGTAAGCTGAATTTGTGATAAATAACTATTTAGATTAAATAATAAATACCTTCGACTCACTCTACCAATATCAGACTTAACTAAACTATAATCAATATTTAAAATAACTAAATATTCATTAACTAACCTATCTAAATACTCATCAAAATCATCATTTCCTGGATTAGAATAAGAAATTAAAACATTACTTAAAATCATATGACAATATTATTTTCTTTAATATATCTATCCATATAAGACAAAGCTTTCTTCTTTGAATAAGTTTTATAAATAATATATAACTCTAAATCTTTTTGATATGCTTTGTGCCCTTTAGTATTCCTTAATATTTGTTTATTTGAATATGGGTTCTTTGCAACACCAATATAAAGAACTTCATCATCATATACTAATTGAAAAACTTTATAATCTTTAAAACTATTCATAACTATCTATATTTTTATTCAAGAATAATACAAGAATCAATATCAAAACCTCTATTTCTACAATAACTTTTATAATGCTGCAAATTTGATCTATGATTATCTGGACAAATTACCTTAGTATCTCTAAGCCTCTTTAAATGTCCTGAATCTCTAGCATATGCTCCAACTTTCTTACCATTAACAGGCCCATATTTTCTACCGATTTCCTTAAAAATCTTTCTCCTTTTCTTCAAAACTTCTAAATCTCTAGGATTTCTAGTATTTTGTTCATAAAGTTCCCTCTCGTATGTTTTGTATGCATAATACTCTTTAGTTGATTGATATATCACCTCAACTTTATCATCATTTAAAAGGCTTCTTAATGCATCAACATTACCTTTCGTTATATAAACTTTAGAATTAACTTTGTAAACTGTATATGTTGTCATATATTATATTTTCTACATTCTTTTTTTAATCTTGATATAACTCTTCTTACACATGATTGACAACTTGTAATTTGCATATTCTCATGAGTAACATCATTATACAAATCAAAAATTTCCTTAATTTGAGATTGATTAAATGATGGTAATAATGAATACTTTATCTTAAAATCAACTAATCTTTGCTTTAATTCCATTAATAATCTAATATTTTTTCTATAAATAAATCGATTGCACCTGCACTAAACATAAATAAAATAGAAAGCCATCCATAACCAAAAAATAACATAACGATTAATGTAAACCATTGTGATAAACAAAAACTACATAAAAATGGTTTATTTAATGAATTATCTTTTCTAGTTAATAATACACTAACTATCCTTATCAATTTTTGATAAATCTGATTCCTCACCAGCGATATACTTAGTAAGCAAATCATTAATATCATCAACAGTTGCTGCTTTTCTAGATTCATTTTTACTAATTTTTTTTACAAACTTACAACCTTTAACTTCTCCATTATGAACATTAATCTTAGGTTTTTTAATATTATAAATATTTGCTTTAGTTATAATATTATTTTCAAGATTTGTAGGTAATGAATGAAACTGCTTATCCTTACCTACAAAAGACCATATAATTGGTCGATTCTTAACAACTTTATTATTTATTTTAAATTCAATCATATTATATATTATTTTTTATGTACTCTCTAACTCTTCTTATTGTTAAACTAATTGAAGTCCTTGGTATTAATGTTAATTCTGATAAGGTTTTATAATTATGCTGACCTTCAGTAAACAATTTAAATAATTCTCTATCATACCAAGGCAATTGATCTAATAATAATTTAATTCTTGACACATCTAAGTCTTCTTCTTTTTCTTCTTTCGCATCTCCTAAAATCGGAAGAGATCGCTTAACATAGTTTCTATAAAAAGGACCAGTTACGGAACGCTGCTGAGTCATCATCATTCTAATTATATAAAAACGAGTTCCTCCTGAATCTAATATTTCTTGCATATTCTTTTTATATGAAAAATCTACAATACAATAATGCAAAAGATCTAAAGCTAATGGAGAATTTCCACTTATTTTATTTGCTGCTTCAACTAATGCGTCATAGTCTTGTTTTAAATATTCATTATATGTCACATACTAAATAATTTTTAATATTTTACACACTTTATCTATTTAGATTTTTAAATAAAAAAAGCATATATTTTTATATATATGCCTTCCTTTGTTTTTTTTTAATCTTCTTTAATTGCGACAAAATGGGTAATCCAATGTTTACCTGATTTAGCTTTAGGGTTTACGTAAACTCTATCGAAATTATTATACATAATATCTAAGACTTCTTGGAATTTTTCTTCTCTATTTTTAGAAAGTTCACGATAATGAAAATGATATTCAATCATACAAATACGAATATTACTCCAATCTTTTATTGCTTTGATTAAATTATATTCTAATCCTTCAATATCCATTTTAATAGCAGTTACTCCATCTAAAACCTCATTTATATTAATTGCATCAACTTCTATAACATCTCTACCTTTTACACTTTGTAAAGTATGTTTTCCTGAATCAGTTGATAAATATAAATTAACTTTTTTATTATCTAAATCAGATACTGCTTTATTATGAATAATACACTTATCATAAACACCATTCAATTTTAAATTCATCTTTGCAAATTGAACATTATTAATAAATGGTTCATATGAAATTACTTTATCTATTTTTGGAAATTGAGTTAACATTCTAACTGCAAATAATCCAATATGTCCACCTAAATCTAACCAAACATCTTCTCGATTTAAAAATTCTAAATCTAAAGGTTCATAATTATTTACATTATATTTTTCATAAAATAATGGATTAATATACTCTCCACCAGTTGGATGCTTTGAAATATTTTGCTTTATATTAAGCCGAATTTCATCCTTAGATCTTACTAATAGTTTATAATCAAAATATTGAGTTTTTCGATTATAAATTTCTAGAGTTTTAGCTTCCTTAGCTTCTTCTATACTACAAATTGCATTCATAATTAGTTTAGTTTTTTTTTATTTATCTGGCATTACAATATTAATTGGGTTTTCTAAAGTAATGTCATTTTCTGTTTTCTTAGGTACAACAAACGGTGATAATTTAATTAAAAAATCTAAAGCTTTTGCTGGATCATCAGCTGCTACTCTATCTAACCATCTTTGTACTTTAGGTACATTATTTGTCAATAAAGCAGTATAAGCTTTCTTAATAGCAATTGTATCTTTATTAGATCCACCTTTAGGCCTACCATTTGGATTCCCCGATACTCCTTTTTGAAACATCTTTTTTTATTTTTTTTAAATAAAGCTTTAATAGCCTTTCATTTTTATAATAACTTGGATATCGTCTACACAATATCACATTAGTCTTCACATGATTCAGTTTCATTATAGTTATAACGCTGTTTTTTATTATAATATTTTGAAGAAGTTTGAATACCACAAAAGAATGGAGATTCTTTATTAGGTGCAACACCATCACTTAAAACATATTGTGAATATGCAGGATATAAACTTGAATTATTCTTTAAATAAGTTTGAAGTTTTTTAAGATAAGATTCAGCTACATCCATTGCAACTTCTCTTAAATATTTTAATTCATCTAATCCGATATTTTGACTTGATTCAGAACCTGGTTTCAATACTGATTTTTGAAAAACCTTATAAGTTAATCCTGGTAAACAATAATAATATGCAAGATTACATAAAGCAGGTCCAATAAAATCATCAAGAATTGTTCTATTAACAGTTGTCAATGATGAATTAACTACTTGCTTAGATAATTGATTATAAAAAGTCGATCCTAAAATTTCTTGGAGTACTAAGTTTTGTGCAGTTAAGATGTGTGGTGTTAAATCAGTAGGTGATACACTTGCGTGAACTGCGGTGAACGCACGTAATTTTTCTTCAGATACTAATAATGCTTGATTAGCTGACATAATTTAATTTATTATTTTTATTCAATTGCATTCGCTGCTTTTTGTGAATCTAGTAACTTATTTGGTATGATCTGCAATTCTTTATCCTTATAACCTTTATACAATAAAAGATTATTAAACACTTTTAATAAACTAGTCTGCTTAGGTTTAGCAATTGTTGATTGAAATAATTGATAAGCTACAACAATCTCATCAGCATTTGAACTAAAGCCTGAAGGATCTGAATAAATACCAACTAATTTAGGTGATGATATTCTATGTGCAGTTAAAATTCTTGAAACAATTCTATCATTTAAAACATTATAATAATCATCATTAACTGCATCCAATGGAGTAATTTCAGCAGCATGATCTTTATCTCGATTAAATAATAACATAAATTTACCTACATTATCAGTTCCAGCATATGCTTCTGCAATATTATCATAAATTTCTTCTCTTTCTTCCATTGTTGAAGGAATTCCATTATTCAAACTTATGATTAATGAAGGAGCTAAACTGTTTTGAAGATTACTTAAATGAAATTTTGATATTTCATTATCAATAAGAATATCATTTATTCCTGCTGAATATGATGGAACTGGATAATATGATGCACCTGGATTATAATCAAAATAATATAAAATTTGACTAGGATTATCAATTGCTTCTTCTTTATTAAAACTACAATATGAAACTGGTTTATGTTTTCTAGTTGATTCCCAATTTGCAGAATAATAATATTCATTAACAATATCATTTTCATCCATATAACCTGATCGAATATTCGCAAAATCAATATGATAAAATTCTGCAATAGTTTTTCCATCATTTGACCAAACTACGTTGACTGCAAATCCTCCATATGTAATTAAATCAAAAGCAACTTTTTTAAAAACATCATTCCAACTTTCATTTGGATTTGCATATTTGATCAAATAATTATCAACATCATCTTCAAAGGAAAGACCTTCTCCTACAACAGCATATAATGTTGATAAAATTGAAGTTCTATGAATTGAACTTTGATGAAGTAATGAATTAATAAATTGAGGATAAAGATTATCTACTCCATATGATACATAATTTTTTCCAATTCGTTCTATGAACTTAGGAATTACGAGTTCTGACCGATTTACGGTATTGAAAAGATATTTCTGTTCTTTCATACTTGTTTTTATTTGATTTTATATATATGATAATGCATATATGTCATATTTTTTATAAATTAAAATAGAGACATTCTAAGAGGCTTAGACTAGTTAGATGATAAAATACTTATCTTTACTATTTAAAATGATCTGGGTCTTTCTCTGATGTTCTGATTAATATTTTAATCATACTGATAAAGTTTATTTATTTACTTATTGATAAAGGTACTTAGGAAAAAGAACTTAGGATAAAAATTTTTTATTAAAAAAATTTAAATGAAAAAGAATAAGAGCTCACCTATATTCTTATTCTTTTCTTTTAAGAAAAGATAGAATATCGCCCGAGTCGCGCGCAGCCGCGTCAACGTACCCGAGCGTCGTACACCCGCGTCAACGTGCGCGCCCCCGCGCGCGGAATCCTTTTAATTTCAAATTGATCAAACTGATAAAGGTACTTAGGAAAAAGAACTTAGGATAAAAATTTTTTTTATTAAAAAAAAATTAAAAGAAATTAGAAATCAAAAAATAATAAAATTGATCGAATTATTTTGAATTTATTAGGTTTATCTTTAAAAAAAAAATTTTATTATTTTTTTTTTTAATACTAAGCACAGTATGGACCGATGTAAGAAGAAAAAGAAGAATGATTCAGAAGTTTTGAATCTGCTGAAGCAAAATTCTTTTGATCTTCTATCACTATTTTTAAATTAGTTTTTATTTTCATAAGTATAGTTATTAACAATTTGAAAAAAGTTATTAACAATTTGAAAAGTTATTAACAATTTAAAACTTATTGAATACTTATAAATATATAAATATATGAAAGTGATAAAAGACAATTTAGTTAAGATATTAATAATCATAATTTTATTATTAGGTTTTTCAATATCTTATTTCTATAAATTGAATAATAAATTGAGACTTGAAAACACTAAATTAACTCAAGAAACTGAAATTTATTCAAATAATATTATTGCGATAAATGATACTATTGAATTTTGGAAAGATAAATCTAATAATTACTTTTCAGAAAAGAAAATATTATCTGCTACTAATGAAATGTTATTAAATCAATATAATCTTGAACATGAAAAATATTTAAAGTTATTCAAAGATTATAATAAAAATAATAAAATGATTGCTTATTTAGAAAGTACAGTAATATTTAAAGATAGTATTATTCAAGAATTGTCAAATAATTTTAATTATAATAATAGTTTTATAAAAAACGATTCGATTTTAGTTTTAAATATTGAAAAAGTTTATGATTCTTTAAATTATTATAAATTATATGGTAATATTGTAACAACAATCAAAGAAAATAAATTAATTGCAGGAAAACTAAATTTACATAATGATTTTTCAATAAAATTAAATTTAGGAATAACAATTGATGATAAAACTAAACAAGCTAAAATTGTTTCAAAATCAGCATTTCCTGCAAAAGTATATTTAGATGGAATAACTGAAATAGAATCTATAATTAATAAAAAACCAAAAAGATATATTGGAATAGGTTTGACTTTAGGATATGGTTCAACCTTACAACAAAATCCAACATTAAGTCCTTTTATTGGAATAGGAGTTTTTTATACTCCAAAATGGTTAACTTTTAAAATATATTAATAATATGGATGAATTAGTTATATTATCAGGATCTATAATGTATGATCCAGTTCCTAAAATACGATACAAAAGAGTTGACTTCTTATCTTTTCAATTATATGTAAATTATATTCATAATAGAAAAAAAGAAGCAATTCCTGGTACTATAATAACAATATGGGTAAAATATCCACTTTCAAAAGAATTATATGCATCAATCTTTTCAGGAGATAAAGTTAAAGTAGAAGGAACTTTAGATAAAATTCCAGTTATTAACAATGGAATAACTAGAAATAGAGAGATTTTACATTTAAAAAAATTAACTATCGATAAATTTGCTTAATTATTTTAGTACCACTACTCAAATGTTCTCGATATGCAATTTTACGATTATGTAATTTCTTTAAACTTATATGAATCCATAATGGACTTTCATTAGTACACCAACCTTCTTCAAAAGCACCACTCCAAACAATACAATCATATGGATAATTATGATAAATATATTCAAATAATTCATTATTTGGTAGATTATCATCAATGCTTGTAATATCCATAGCAGTTCCTTCAGTATGAGGACCTATTTTACGACCTAATTGTTGACATAAATGCTTACTTCTAAAACAATCTAAAATTAAAACACGATCTCCAAATTCTTCATATAATCTATCATAAAAGCCAGTTCCTAATATTTGTAAAGCTTTTTTTTGTCTAACATTAGGTCGATTTGTATTACTACAATTAGCTTTTTCATAAGTTAAATGTTTTGAAAATAAAATATTAGATTGGTTCATCGGTTGATTCAGAATCTTCATATGTTCTATAAGTTTCATCTGATCTTCCAGTTTCTCTATAGTAGTCATAAGGTCTTGGTCTTGATAATTTTCTTATACCTAATAATGCTGCACCTGCATAAATTAAAGAAATACTTGAAATTAATAAATCTTGTTTATCTATTCCTATAATTAATAAGATGACCCCAGTGATGTAGCTTAATCCTCCTATCATAACTATTAATAAGCCAGCTAATCCACTCGCAGAAGGCTTCCCTGATGTATTTGAGGATATATTCTTAAAATATTTAGATTTTGTCATCTTTATGATACCTATTATGATTAATTTTTAATTCAATGACAGTATCTTCGACCTTATCTAAGCGATTTGCATGGTCTTTAATAATATTAGTAATATCATTTAGTGTTTTATTTGTTGCTTTAAATTGAGAATCTGTTGAATTTCCTAAAATTAATATATTAGTATTCATTTCATTCATAGTATGATCAAGACTAGATAAAGTACGTACTAATTCTTTCTCTGTTTTTTCTGATTTAATAATAAAGCTTCTTATAAAGAACCACATTACACCAAATAAACCAGTGATTATTATTCCTGCAATCTTTAAGATAAGGTCTAGATTTTCTGCCATTTTATTTTATTTTATTTTAGACTGTCCAATTACTATAAGCTAGTCCTGATCCAGCATTATATAATTTGTCAATATCATCTTGTGTTAATGCTCTATTCCAAAAGCATGTTTGGTCCATATAACCTAAATATGGATTCCAATTGCCAGTTTGTAAATAACCAATTCTAACATTAGCATTTCCAGTATAGGCATTTGTATTTGTTCGAGTTATATCACTTCCTAATTGTGATCCATTAACATAAAGTCTAATAGTATCACCAATAGTCATTGTCACCATATACCAAGTTGATGCTGAAAAGCTATAACTTTCATTAAAGGTGTCGCCTAATACTGACCCATATAAACTACCACTAGCAAATGTCCATAAACCAATATTACCTTCATCGGTTGGCACTACGAATATACCTCTATCAGAAGGTTCATAACTACTACCTCTATTTATCCATGTATTAAATGAAAAATCACTAGTTGTTGATGAAAACCCATTATAAGTTGATGTGATTCCGCCTAATGTTCCCCATAACCAATAGCATTTATCAATTTTTCCAGTTTGATTGATCGTAACGTGTGATGCGTTTATTGATCCTGAGTTCGTAGAGGTTTCATCACTTGCAGTTGTGCCAGATGTTTCATCTAATTCATACACAGTTATCAAATTAGTAAATAAGTTTGGTTCTAAATATGGATGATATGTGTCATCCATTAAAATCTTTCCATTTCCTGAATCAATTTTTATTTTATTCATTTCGTCTTTCATATTTGTTTATTTTCTTATTATTTATAAGA